CAAGGCCCGCAATGTAGAACCGGCAACCTCCGCGGCGCGTGCCAAATCGGTTCCCGATGCTTGCGCCAATGCTAATGTTGCGCCCGTGACTTTGGTGATTTCCGTTGCGCTAAAACCAAGTTTTGCGAATTCCGTTTGTAGGCTTGCGACCTCACGCGCTGAGAACATCGTCGATGCTCCCAAATCTTTCGCGTTTTGCGATAAGGCTTTAAATTCTTCAGCCGTTGCGCCCGAAACCGCTTGGACCTTGGACATTTCCGCTTCAAAGCCTTTGAACACATTAAACGATACCGCCCCCAACGCCGCAAGTGGTGCCGTCAACTTCATAGACAAATTCTTGCCCGTTTGTTGCATCTTGCGTCCGAAATTATCCATTGAACGTTCGGCCTTGTTTAGACCTTTACGGAATGGCGCGATGTTCGCGGTTAGTCGGAAATTTAATGAACTAAGACTTGCCATTGGCTTTTGCGCGTTGTTTGCGTTCGTTTATTACTTCTAAAATCTCGCCCCGTGTCCAAACCTTGCGGTCCTTCTTCGGCTTGTTTTCCCAAGGAAACACAATCAAATCTTTCGGCTTGATGCGTTTCTTTGTGTGCGGATTCAAAAGGATAGTTGTCATCCAACGCGTCCTTTCCCAATCCGTTTGTTCCTTTCGGTTTTGACGTTCGTTCCAACCCTCAACCATATTGCTCCACTCGCGTGGCAATAAGTCATAGAATTGGGACGGCATCAATCCCACTTGACCAAACGCAAACGCTTCCAACGTGTCCCATGTCGCAACGCTTGATTCACCTTTCGGCGTTTGGTCATTTACTTTTTTTCACCCGACGAAAATTGTTGCTCAAAGACGGTAAACGCCTTTTCAATCAACGCTTCATCTTCGTCAATCCAATCCGCAACATCGGCCACATCATATCTAAATGGTGCCTTTTCTTTTCTTGCGCCGTCTTTGAATCCGCAATACATCAATGTTATTGCTTGGTCCAAAGTCATATCGTCGCCAAGGTTTTCCAATTGCGCCAATGTTGTTCCCGTCATTCTTGAGAATTCACGCAAGGCGTTGAATCCGAATCGAATTGGGTGTTTACGTTCACCGATTTCAATGATTTGTGTCATCTTATTTGTTTTGTTGTTGTTAGGTAATAAAGGGACCGCCCGACGGACGGCCCCGAATCAATTCTTTAATTAAGCAACCGACGCTTGCGTCAATACTCCAGTCCCAGTGAACCCGAATGAATACGTCACGTTTTCTTCAACGCCCGCTTCTTGTTCGTAGCTTACGAGGTAAGCGTCACCAGTGTAGTCGATTTCCCCACTTGTTGCAGAACCAAATTTCACTTTTACCAAAGTGCGGTTTGACAACATTGTGAAAAGGTCGTCCGGTGTGTCATAGTCACCACTGATTGAGTAAGTCACCAACCCGTCGCCACTAAGTGACCAAGATTTTAGACCCTCAAGATTTTCTTGCCATCCGGCTGAATCTTTGTTTGTGGTGTCTCTCGTTTCCATTGAAACGCTTAATGATGCCGATGTTGCACGGCCGATGATGTCGTAAGTAGTTCCACCATCTTCGCTGATTTGAATCACAACATCCGTTGAATTCATGATGCTTGTTGCAGCCATTTTTTTCTTTTTTTATCGTTTACAAAATACAAAATCAATCGCGAGACACGCGGAATTTCAAATCAACTTGTGACCCGAACGTCCGTTCATCATCGCTGAACAAATCGCGTTGGCCTTCAAAGGCGCACGATTTTACTTTCACCCCGCTAATCGTTTCGTTCATTCTTATGAATGCACTTCGAACGTATTCAACGGCGTTTTGTGTGTCCGAATACTTTGTTGAAATCAACGTGATTCGGACATCTATTTCGTCAATATGCGAATCGCTTTCTTTCGACATACTTGTGGTAATATTCGCCACCTCGTAAATCGCGAACGGCGTCGCTTTTGTTTGCGCTCCTATGACTGGAAACACGCGTCCACCAAACAATGTGTTCAATGCTGAATCGCTTGTGAACTTTGATTTGATAACCTTCCCAATCATATTCGTGCGGCTTTTACTTGTTTATTAAGGAACCCACGCATCAATCGTTTGAACTCATTTCCAACACCCGCGGAATTGCTTGTTCTTGCGCGTCTCGCAAAACCTTTGTTCGGTCCGTTATATTGTCCGTCCCTTAAATATCCGTATTCCAAAAAGTGTGCAAACCAACCACCCTTTTCCGGGTCGCTAAACGCACGCTTCACCCTTGGACCAACTTGCAATGATGCAAACGTCGCCCCACGATTCACACGCGTGGTGATGATGCCCATTGATTTTTTCAATTGTCCTTTGGTAATTTCTGCATAGATTCCGCCGTTTCGGTACACTTTAAATGTTCCCGAATCAATGTCCTTGATTTCGTCTTTGTAGCCCTCCAGCATCGGTTTCAATGACTTGCGTGCAATGCGACGAATTTGTGCAGTCGTCACCCCATCGTGTAAATTCTCCAATTCCTTGAAAGCACGTTCGAATTCCTTCTTGATGTCCTTTTCATCAAAGCCAATGAAAGCACCGCCCGAACCACCGCCCGTTCGTTTGCCCATTGACGCCATCATTCTTTCCGCAGTTGTTCCCATTAGTCCGCAAATCTTGTGACAATCTTTTGGAACGACTTGCGCGAATCCGCGTTCAAAATCGCTTCGATTGTATAGGTTTTATTTTCGTAAACAATTCGCATTTGCTCGTTTATGTCCGAGCGGTAACGAATGAAAAATTCGACCTTTTGAGTCGCAACGATTTGGTTTCCGTCCTCACCTTCATTCCCGCTTTTTTCCACG